TTGCTTACGACATTACAACTCAGTCTGTTCTGTATTACACAAGTAACGCAAGTGCAAACTGGACAGTTAACTTCAGAGGCTCTAGCGGTACTTCACTAGACACTTTGATGACTACAGGTCAATCAATGACTGTGGCTTTCTTGGTCACTCAAGGTGCTACTGCTTACTACAACTCTGCTGTTCAAGTGGATGGCACTACATCAGGTGTTACGACAAGATGGTTAGGTGGTGCGCCTACTGCTGGAAATGCAAGTGGTATTGATAGCTACAGATATTTGATTATCAAGACAGGTAGTGCGACTTTTACAGTCTTGGCAAGCAACACACAATTTAAGGCTTAAACCATGCCATTACAAGCAACTTCTGGTGCGGCTAGTTACGATGCCTTTGGTGGTGGTGTTCCTGTTGCTGTTAACTACATTGAGGATGTGTTCAGCACATACCTTTACACAGGTAACGGCTCTACACAGACCATCACCAATGGCATTGACTTGTCTACTAAGGGCGGGTTGGTGTGGGTAAAAACAAGAAGTTCTGCTGTTAGCAGCAGACTTGTGGATACAAGCCGAGGTGCGTCTAACAATTTAATCTCAAGCAGTACTTCAGCAGCTTTTACTCAATCAACTGTTACTGCATTTAATTCAAATGGGTTTAATTTAGGTAACGAATCAGCTACAAATGGAACAACTGCTACCTACGCCTCATGGACATTTCGAGAGCAACCAAAGTTTTTTGATGTTGTGACTTACACCGGGACAGGTTCTGTAAGAACCGTTGCACACAACCTTGGTTCTGTACCGGGGTGCATCATCATTAAAGATACATCTGCAAACAGCGATTGGTGTGTTTATCACAGGTCATTGGGGGGAACTAAATTTCTTCAATTAAATTCAACAAGTGATGAAAGTACCAATTCTGATGCGTTTAACAATACCAATCCAACTAGCTCTGTATTTACAGTAGGTACTAGAGATGACACAAACAAATCTGGAAGTACGTTAGTAGCCTACCTATTTGCCCATGACGCAGGAGGCTTTGGTCTAACTGGTACAGACAATGTGGTTTCATGTGGGTCTTATACAGGCAACGGAAGCGCAACAGGCCCAGTCATTAACCTTGGCTACGAGCCTCAATGGGTGATGATTAAAAGTAGTAGTGCGGGTTCTACTGAAAATTGGTACGTGTTTGATTCTATGAGGGGAATGGTCAATGGAAGTGGTAATGACGCATACCTTATTCCTAACTTGACGAATGCTGAGGCGGCAACAATTTTAATTTCTCCAACAGCAACAGGGTTTACTTTAGAAGATGGCAACACGCCTGTAAACAGGAGTTCAACCACTTACATCTACATAGCAATTCGCAGAGGCCCAATGGCTGTGCCTACGGTTGGTACAAGTGTGTTTGGTTTAAACGCTAGAACTGGTACTGGTGCAAATGCTACTGTAACTGGTGGTGCTGGTGTCTCCGATGCTGTGCTAGTTAAGAATCGTGGTTCAGCAGTAGCGTCTTTATTTTCTTCAAGGCTTACTGGTACTGGCTATCTTGTTACATCATCTACTGCGGCAGAAGTGGCGGCAGGGACAACCATACTTCAAGCTAACCCTTGGGATGTCATGGATGGTGTCAAAGTTGGTACAACATCAACAATTACAAATGCATCATCAAACACATACATTAACTATCTTTTTGACCGAGCGCCATCCGTATTTGATGTGGTTTGCTATACAGGAACAGGTAGCAATAGAACTGTAGCGCATAATTTGGGCGCAGTGCCTGAGTTAATGATTGTTAAGCGCAGAAGTTCTGCCGCTGATTGGAATGTGTATGTAGCAAGTGTTGGTAATACAAAATATATGTTTTTGAATCTTACAGATGCTCCTATTACTAGTTCTACTCTTTGGAACAACACAACCCCAACATCATCAGTATTTACTGTTGGGTCAGAAGGTGACGTAAATAGTAGTGGAGGAACTTTTGTCTCCTACCTATTTGCAACTCTTACAGGTGTTTCCAAAGTTTTCTCATACACAGGCAATGGCTCGTCACAGACAGTTAATTGTGGATTTACAGGTGGCGCAAGGTTTGTTTTAATCAAACGTACAGACTCAACAGGTGACTGGTATGTGTGGGACACAGCTAGAGGAATTGTTAGTGGTAATGACCCACACTTTAGCCTTAACACAACATCCGCTGAAGTAACAACAAATGACACAATTGACACAGATTCAACTGGCTTTGTAGTTAACCAAATTGCGGCAACTAACGTGAATGTATCTTCTGCAACCTACATAGGTCTGGCAATAGCTTAAGGAAAAATCATGCAAATCAGAATTCGTGAAACAGGCGCAGTCATGTACGAAAGTGAATTTCGTGCATACACAAAAGCCAATGGTGGCCCATCATGGGACATAACAACAACTGAGGTCTTAACGGCTTTGGGTGCTGATGCAGTCTTTGAAGGCGCACAAGCTACAGGCGGTACTGTTTACCAACACTCTCAAGCAGATGGTGTCGAGCAAATTGATGGCAAGTGGTACACAAAGTATGTGCTTGGCCCTGTGTTTACTGATGGCGAAACTACTGCAGCAGAACAAGAAGATGCTTACAAAGCTGCCAAAGATGCAGATCAAGCTAAGTCTGTGCGTCAAAGCCGTGATGATAAACTCAAAGAAACAGATTGGGTTGTCATTAAGAACTTGGAATCAAATGCCAACATACCTGGTGTTTGGGAAGTTTACCGCCAAGCCTTGCGTGATATACCTACGCAAGAGGGTTTCCCTTGGACAATTACTTGGCCTGTTGAGCCACAATAAGGAGCAATCATGGCCATGACTAACCAAGAATTATTCAATTTAGTTTTACAGAATCCGAATATGACGGATGCTCAGTATGTAGCTTTAATTGACCAAAATCAAATTACTCCAGAGCAAATTTCATCCACTTTTGGTCTTCCCGTTGCGGACATTACACAAAGAATTGCAGCAGTTAGAGCGCCAATAACTACTACACAAACTACAACTAATGTAGCTGCTCCTACTGCTACATCAGCACTAACAACAAATCGTCAAATTAGAGACTATTTGTATGCTAATCCAAATATAAGTGGACAACAATTAGCTGATGTAATGAAGACTTATAAAGTCTCTAGCAATATGTTGGCAGAGGCTCTTGGTCTTGACAACAACCAAACTATTCAAATTGGCGAAAATATATATCAAGGCCAATACGAAGTAAGGGGTAGTGGAGATAGTCAAGAAATTGGTAATCTTCAGAATGTATTAGTTTATAAAGCCTCAGAATCTGGAAAGCCAGGCGCTTCATACTATCAATTTGATCCTGCTGGATCATTAGAGAGAGTTGGTCAATTCCAAAAGGTTGATAGTGGTCTTAAAGAGTTTATATTAGGTTCAGCCGCTTTGTTTGGTGGAGCTGCTCTTGCAGGTCTTGGCGGTACAAGTGCGGCAGCAGGTACGGCAGCAGGAACTGGCTTAGGTTCATCAGCATTAGGTACAGGTTTAGGTGCTTCTACATCACTTGGTACTGGTCTTACGGCTGGTGCTAGTGGCTTGGGTTTAAATGCGGCAGGTACAGCAGGTCTAGGCACTTTAGGAACAGGTGCTGGCATTACTGCGGGTGCAGGATTAACTGGTACTGGTGTTTTGACAGGATCAACTCTTGGAACGGGATTGCTTGGTACAGGAGCGGGTTTAGCAGGTTTGACAGGAACAGGAGTATTGTCTGGTTCTACTCTTGGCACAAATCTTTTAGGAACTACAGGAACGGGCGCTTTAACAGGCACTGGAGTTCTTACTGGTTCGGAGTTAGGCACTTCATTACTAGGAACTGGAACAAATACAGCAGCAACAGTTGGTGGTCTTACTGGTTTAACAGATGCAGCCAATGTTGGAACTGGAGCATTAAACACAGGTATAACTACAGGCTTAACTGGCTTGGGAACTGGTGCATTGAATACAGGCGTTAATACTACAGGCGCAACAACAGGATTAACAGGTGCAACAGGCGCAGCGGGTGCGGCAGGTGCTACTGGAGCTACTGGAGCCACTGGAGCCACTGGAGCCGCAGGTGCTGCTGGAGCCGCAGGTGCTGCTGGTGCTTCTGGATTAGGCGGTTTAACAGCGGCACAGCTTGCTGCTTTATTCTCTGGTGGTTTAAATACTAGCGCTGGT